GGTTACACAGATGCTAATGTTGACACACATTTAAATCAAAGCAATCCAACTAGTGGTTATGTTCTTTCTTGGAATGGCTCGGACTATGCATGGGTAGCACAAAGCGGTGGAGGCGGCTCACTAGGAGCATTTACTCTTACTGGTAGTGTAATGGATACTAACGATAGTAGTAGCATTACAGTAACTCCTGCAATGGTAATACAAAGTGATTTAACTGTAGAAAACGATCTTGTAGTTAATAATACGGTTAGAGCAAATAAATTTGTTAGCACAGCAGTTGGTAGTCCAAAGATTACATCAGCTACTAATATAGAACTTAATGCACAAGGTGCAGTAATTATTGGAAGTAGCCAACTTAGGATAAAAAGTTTTACTACAGCAGAGCGTGATGCTCTTACAGCATCAACTGGTGATGTAATTTATAACTCAACACTAACAAAATTACAGTTAAGAATAGCTAGTGCATGGAAAACTATAACACTTAGTGATGATGTTCCAACAAACAACAATCAGTTGACTAACGGTGCTGGATACATTACATCCGCTCCTGACCCTACTTCAACATTTAATATTACATCTAATGGTTCAAGCGACTACGTATTTGCACAAGACACAAGATACTTTCCACTAGGTGCAGAAAATGATCCAGTACTTTATGTGCGTAGAGGTGAAACATACAAATTTGTTGTTAATGCAGGAGGTCATCCATTCCAGCTAAGGCAAAGCAACGGTGGTTCAGCTTACAATACAGGGGTAACTAACAATACACAAACAAATGGAACTATAACTTGGACAGTACCAATGACGGCACCGAGCACTATCTATTACCAATGTACTGCACACAGTGGAATGGGCAACACTATTAATATTGTAACTTAGGATTAGTAGCACATGGCTGAAAAAGAATATATTATTAGTCTCAAGCGTGGTGTAGACTATGCTGAATTTGACGATGAAATGCAAGCAGGCATTGGGCGTGGTTTAATAACAAATAGAATGGTTGAAGTAGCTAACGCTAGACCATTATCACAACGCAACACACACTATATTTTAGAAGAAGCAGAAGTTACTGAGCTTCTTAAAGACGAACGTGTGCTAGATATACAAGAACCACCAGAAAATCGAGACGATGTACAAATTGGTACTCAAGCAGTACAAACCGGTACTTGGCGTAAAACTTCAGCTGTAACAGGCAGTGATTTAAATTGGGGTATGCTACGAGCAACTACAAAAGAAGATGTTTGGGGTAGCGGAGTGACAAGTTCGACTAGACCATTTAACTACAATCTAACAGGAAAAGGTGTAGATGTAGTAATACAAGATTCAGGAATTGATACAGGACATGTTGAGTTTACTGATGCTAACGGTGTGAGCAGGATAAAACCAATTGATTGGTATTCAGCTAGTGGCGTAGCAGGCTCTCAAAATGCAAATCATTATCGAGACTATGATGGGCACGGCACACATGTTACAAGTACAGTAGCAGGCCGTACAATGGGCTGGGCAAAAGATGCACACATTTACTCAATAAAAGTTTCAGGACTAGAAGGTACAGGCGATAGTAGTACAGGTATTTCTGTATCTAACTGTTTTGATGTAATAAAAGGTTGGCACAATAATAAACCTGTAGACCCTGCAACAGGATTAAAACGTCCTACTATTGTAAACATGAGTTGGGGATATAATTCTAACCTATCAAATACACCATCAAGTGGAACCTATAGAGGAGGCACTTGGAACTATGGTGATAGTGGATTTGCATCTGATGCAAATCTTAGAGATAATGCTGGAATAATAGAAAAGATTTTTAGTAGTGGCACAAACAGAAAAATACCTTTAAGAATTTCATCAGTTGATACTGATATTCAGGAACTTATAGACGCAGGCATTCATGTGTGTATTGCTTCCGGAAATAGTTATTACTACACTGCAAGTGAAGGTGATCAAGACTGGGATAACCGTGTAGTTATAAACGGAGTAACTTACTATTATCATAGAGGAGGTAGTCCATACGATACAGAAGCATTTATGGTTGGTTCTTTAGATATTACATACCAAGGCGGTAAAGAACATAAAAGTGAATTTAGTAACTGTGGGCCTGGCGTAGACATCTATGCTCCGGGAAATAATATTATAGGAGCAAGTTCAGACGATAGCAGTGGTACAAATGATATGGTGTCAGAAGATGGATATACTAGGGTTGCTAGTCCATTAAACGGTAGTCAATGGTTAATGAAGGTATCTGGTACTAGCATGGCATCTCCTAATGTGTGTGGAATGCTTGCAACAGTACTAGAATCTAGTCCAGGAATGACTCCAGCAGGACTAAAAGAATGGACACACAATAACGCAACAAAGAATATGATGTATCAAGGTACAAAGGATAATTGGGATGACTACGATAGTATCAACTGTGCCGGTACGACAGATTATCAATCTAAAGCAGTTATAACAAGTACAGAAATGTCTCCTTTATCAAAACATTTAGATGTGCGTGGAGTAAGACTTTTAGCTTGGGGAGCAAAAGGCGGAGCAACAGCAGTATCAGATTCATTTATACAAAAAGTTGCAAGACACTATGAATTAATGTTAGATCCTACAGGAGCAGATATTGATGCTACTGCACAAGCTGCAGCTATAGCAGGAATGAAGCAATATAATGTAGGACAATTTATTGGTCATACTTCAGGAGGAAGTTACAGTCCTAGTATACTAGCAGACGATTCAAATGATTACTATCCTGGATTAGATATTATTAGGAACACGTTTCAGAATGTAGATTTTATTTGGGAATATGATGATACCGGTGGATCATATAGTGCAAACAATCAAATTATAGAAATTATGGAACATGCACTACACACACTTACTGTATATGGATTGCCATCTGCATATCCTACACAATTTGCACAAAACAATCAAACCAGTGCCTTGTATGATGCCTGTGCTCAAGCTATTACTAATAATGTATTTGATCCAAGCGGTTATGGAACATGGCCAGGAACTGATGCTGATGTTAGAGCTTTGATAATGCGTGAATATTATTATTTGCTAACATTAGGAATGTGGGAATACTTTAGTGTTTTTGTAGATGGCGGATCTCTAAGTCCTGAATGGAACGACAATAGCAGGACACAAGCAGGAATACAAACTAATAACTCTTTAGGATATGCATTATATAACGATTATGGCAAGAAGGTTCTTGTTAAACCTTCTCAAACCATACTAACTGCTATACATACAGCAAGTGCTGCATCAGGATATGCTCCGAACGCAAATACAAATAGGATTATATATACTCCTTTTGCTAATCCAAATACTTTTACTACTAGTGTTCCAGCAGGCATATCAACATAAATAGTATAACAAGGAAAAATCGATGGCAATACAACTAGTAAATTTAGGTAATACAGCAAATGACGGAACTGGTGATGATTTGCGAGAAGCATTTGTAAAAGTAAATGCTAACTTTAATGAATTAGATCTACGTGATGATGAGCAAACTACGGTAAGTAATCTTGGTGCTACTGGCGAAGGATTGTTTAAAGAAAAAGTTAATTACGATTTAAAGTTTAAGAAAATAATAGGAGGCGCAGGCCTTACACTTACTGCCACAGACGACAACATTACTATTGCTAACGATAAAGTTTATGACCTTACACAGACTGCCGTAACAGGCGATAATTACGTTACAAAAGAATATGACTTTGCTGATGCTAGGATAAAATATAATAATGTGTATGCTACGTTAGCAGACTTGCCTAGTGCAAGTACGTATCACGGAATGTTTGTGCATGTTCATAGTGCCGGCGGAGCATATTATAGTCACGGCGGTGTTTGGGTAGAGCTTGCAAACAAATCAGATCCATCTGAATTATCAGATGATACAACTCCTGTACTAGGCGGTAACTTAGACGCAGGCGGATTTAATATTGCAAATGCTGGTGCTATTACATCAACAGGATTTACAGGTAATTTAACAGGTAATGTAACTGGATTAATAAATGGTAAAGACCCAGCTGTACTTGTTAATCATTTTGAAAATATGGACTTTGGTGGTATTAACGCAACAGTTAATAACATGATTGATTTTATAGTAAATGAAACTGATCAAGATATGGGTACTATAACTTCACCAACAAACACGATTGTAGACTTTGGCGCTATTGCTGTATAAAATAATTCCGATAAATACTTCGTAAGGAATTAAATATGGCCAAACTACTAACCAGTACTAATATTACCATAACAAAATCATGGTTCCAGCAACCTAACGGATTTACGTATCCAATAGCAGTTAGAGTACCAAATATAAATTCTTTGGATAATAAAAGAATTCCTGTAGCTATCTTACTACACGGATTAGGCAGTAATGGTGAAAGCATTCTTAATGAATGGAATTCAATACTTCCGGATCATATTTTAATAGCTCCAACAGGTTATCAAAATAGTTGGAATATAGCCTACTTTATTTT